GTGTCGGTCGTGGTATATCAGACCACGATAAGCGATGGCTGTTCGACGTCGTCACAGAGGAAGGGAAACCTGACAAATACGTACCAAAACCCGAACTTAAGGGAAGAATTGTGTACGCTCTACAACAAATGGAAAAGGGAGAAGTCCCCAGTATTTTGTTTAGAGAAACCCTCAAAGACGAACGTCGGCAGTTGCGACACACCACCAATCTTAAAAACGATCCAAACTTCGTTCCAAAAACGAGAAGTTTCACTGTTTGCCCAGTGGAATTCACGATTTTGGTTCGAATGTTCTGTTTTTCTTTCGTACAGATGATTGAAGAAAACAGGGAACGTCATGAGATACAGGTGGGTATCAATCCGATGGGAAGTGACTGGACGTCACTACATCAGAAGCTCAGAGAAAACTCGCCATTTGTTATAGCGGGAGATTTCGGTAATTACGATAGGGGAAACCCAGCCGAAAATCTTGAATGCTCTGGGAATGTCATTAATCGTATTTATAACGATTCAGAGGTTAATCAGAAGATTAGGCATATCTTGATGACAACAGCATATACCCACCTTTCGTTGGTGGATAATTTTGTAGTTGTTGTAGATAAAGGCCTACCTTCGGGTTACCCTTTGACATCTGTTGTAAATTCAGTTAATAACGATATTTATAAGTACATGGCGTGGTTGCATTTGGCACCACAGGACTATAAATCGTTAGATAACTGCGACAGAATGACTACCTCAGCATACTATGGAGATGACCATCTCCATAGCGTTAAACAAGAGGCGTTGGAATTCTTTAACCTTCGCACGCTTGGTAAATTCTTTTCCGAAAGTGGAATTAAGTACACTGACGAACATAAGAATGACTGGCGGGAAGCTGAAGAATTCAGCACTCTGGATAAAGTATCTTTCTTAAAGAGAGGCTTTGTAGAGGATAAAAGTGGTTTTGTTCTATCACCACTTAGTAAAGAAACCATAGAAGGTCGATATCTCATGTGGATGAAATCACCTAATGTGGAAGAATACGAAATCCTTACAGAGTTGATTCAAAACTCTTTGAGAGATGCTATGATGTGGGGTCCGGAATACTTCGATGAACAGAACATGTCTATTTTAAAGGCACTTCAGTTCGTCGGATGTTCAGACATCATGCCGATACTATCCTATCGCAGCGAATACGATCGTTGGATAAGGATATGCAGTGGGGAACTACTAGATAGTACCTCGTATATTTCAGGTCAAAATTTTGGTTTGTAATCAAATTTTGGTAACAGTGTCCCATTGGGGATAATCTTTCGTTTGAGTCAAGCGCAGTGCGTAGGCGAGAAGGGTTAGAGGGTCACTTTAAAATAATTAACTTGAACCCC